ATACTCTGATTTATTTGAGCAATGTCTTTGCGGAATTGCGCTTCTCCATCTATGCCGATTTTCGGCCCAATGTCTACAGCCAAATTCATTCACCCCTTGGCCGTTAAAAATCAAACACATCGCGTAGCGTTGATTTCTGCTTGTGTTTCAAGTCCTCAATCATCCAACACGCGATCTGGTCGTTTACCTCCGCAAGAGGTAAGTAATACGCTTCAAGCCGGGTCAGTCCGGCTTTGTGAGCGTGATAGAAAAGCCAGGCAGAGGTCTGTTTTACCCCTGCCCGGCTACCACGTTTTTTGATGCGACTTCCACATCCCGCTCCGAACCGGCCTGAACGGCGCTGAATATCGCCTTTATTGCTGATTCGTCGGTGATGTCGATAATATCAGCCGCTCTGCACGGAAGTTTCTTCGGCAAATCCATTCCCATCACTTCCGCATATTTTCGACCGGCATCGAGAAGAATGTCGAGCGTTTTGGATATGGCCGCGAGCTGCTCGTGCATATCGGAGCTGCCCAACGCCTTGCCCATGCCTTCCATATCTCCGAATTCTGCCGTTATTTTTTCAGCGGCCGAAAGGGAAAAACAGAGGGGATGATCTTCGCCAGCCAGATGGATATAACCTATTTTCATAACTTCCAGCCGCTCCCTTCCGTTAAGATGCCGCGCCGAATACGCTCGTTATATACGCGATTGCAGCGTCTTCGCTGTCAAACGTGTACTTCTCACGCCACGGATAAGTCCCGGTCGAAGGTCCGGCCGTAACGGTCGCCTCCAGCTCCGGAGTCTGCCACGAGATTCCCGCGTCGCCGTCGTAGGTCGCCGCGTCTTCGGAAGGCATTGAGAAAGTGCAATAGGAATAAATCACGACCTCGTAAATCGAGCGAACGTTATTTTCCTGATGCCAGCGAATGAAGGCCACGCCGACCGCATTGGCCACCTCGTTGCCGGTGTAGCTAAAGCCGGTGCCGGTCTTGGTCGTGCCGCCGACGCTAACGGTCTTGGTCGCCTTGGTCAGCCCGAACAGATCCGCAGCCGCATCTATCTTGAGCGCATCAATGGTCACGGTAAGCGTGCCGCCGGCATTGTTTGAGGCGTCGACTTCAGCTATTGCGTTGTTAGCCCAAAGGCGGTTATCAGTCGCGTTGCCATCCGGCGCGAAATTGGCGCTGATTGCCTTGCCCATGGTCTTGGTTCCGCCGTAGGCCGTTATGACGCCGTCCGTCAGCGTCGCTTTTGCATAGTAGACTCCGTAAAGTCCTATTCCAGCCATTTAGATTTCATCCTTTCATGTGGATTTGCTATTTGTTGTTCATTATTTCGTTGATTTTTTTATCGAGATTAAACTCAATAAGTGAAAGCACTCTTGTTTTGACGGCGTTTACTGCTTGCCGAATAAACGGATGCTTTTGTCTTGTGGAGCTGCCGGACTCAAGCACTCGCGCCTTGATGAGGTTCGCTACGCCTTTTCGGTCGTATCCGGGCCAGTCAACTTTGGTATAGATAAATCCGTCCTTGTTTTGAAAATCAATCAAGGACGTGCTGTTTTTAAGGTCCCCGGTTCGTTCCGGAGTATTTGATTTGATTGAATCGACTACAAGGCCAGCCGCGTCATAAATGGCATATTTGCATACACCTTCCGCTTTCGTGCCTAACTCGGCCAGCAGCTTCGCGTACTCATCGATGCCGGGAAACTCAATCTTCGCCATCCGACTCCACCTCGTTTGGTGTCGGCTCGACGTAGTTGAACAAGACCTCAAACACCCATTCGTAGTGAATGTAGCCCGTGTCCGGCTCGAATTGAATCGACTCCATCCGATACGGCACTTTGTACTTTTCGAGTTTGTTCTCAATGACGCTCATCGGCTTGCCCGAATCGTCCCGAGTAAAATAGTCGATTGTCCCTTGCAGCACCTTTTCGACCGGAGCGTTGTCCGCGTAGAGCGCGAGCTGGTCGTCTTCGGCATAAACGCCGTAATCTCCGTCTGGGGCTTTGCTCCAGCCGAAATGCGCGAAGGAATAGCCCGTTTCAGTCAGGGCCGTTTTCAGCTCATCCATCTACGGTCGCCTCCTCCACAGTCAGCTCGATGCTCTGCTGCGCGGTCACATAGGTCCGCGTGATACGGTAGCGCACGCCGTTATACTCGCAAATCTTCTCGCCAGCATATTCAGCGTAGTCGGTCAGAACGAACACAAACTCCGGATGCAAAGACTGCTCTAATGCCCGATAATATTCATTTGAGCTGACCGACCGAACAAAACAAAACACCGTCCGCTTCGTTTCGGTCGGTGCGTCAAATATTCCGTGCGCGGCGGGACTCTCCGCAATCAGCGTCAGCACGTCGGAGCGCATCATACGACATCACCCCAAGTCGTGTATCCGGTCGCTGTCGAAAGCTGGGCCTTTTGTTCGTCGTAGGACGCTTTTAGCCGGGAAAACTCCCCATCGGTCAGCGCCGAAAAGTGAATCTTGCAGTAAGTGATGATTGCTCGTTCGCAGACCGCATCGAGCGACGCCGGCAGCGTGACTCCGGCTATTCCGAGGTCGAGCTGTGCCGCGGCTATCAGGTCGGTCAATTCGGTATCGTAATTGCCGACCGTAACGCGCAGCGCCAGCTTTGTTTTATCAAGAAGGGTAATGTCAGCCATTGCCGCGCCTCCTTATGTATTCTTGATAGTACTGTTCAGTATACAGATGCTCGGCCGGATAGTGCGTATCGAGCCACATTTGAAACCCAGCGCACGCCGCCCTGATGCAGAAGTGTCTGTCCTCGCCCCAAAGCGCCGCGACAATGTTTGGAATCGGTGTGTAGTCGATTTTCTCAAACACCTTCCGCTTCACAAGAGTCAGCGCTCCGGTCATTCCGACCTCATACAGACCCGGGTTGTGCCATTCGTCGCGCATCCCGGCGGCCTGGTCGTAGAGCCATCCGTTGCACCAGCCGTTGGTCCAGAATATCTCCGAAACGATATCCTTGTCCGCGTCGAGCAGAGTTGCCAGCGTCAGCGGATGCAGTATCAGGTCCGTATCAACCGAAAACCAGTAATCATAACCGCCGGCTCTCGCACGTTCAATCGTGGCGTTTCGGAGTCCGTGCATCTTCGTTAGGTTTTCGTGAGTCCATATGTGGTCGTTTGCGGCTTTATCGTAGCGGTCGCCCGTGTTCATCACCATGTAATCGCCCCGAATGTCCGGAATAATCTCCGGGCAATCGTTGACCACATAGAACCGGTCGACGCTGACTCCGTCCGGAATCATAAGCGCATCAAGCGCCTTCTGGTATTCAGCGAATATGTGCCGCTCTTGTTTGAGCGGCGCCGTTATTAAGACCTTAATGGATGACACTTTTATACCTCTCTGCGTCTTCGGGATAGACCGTTAAGTGTGCAACGTGACCGAGTCGGACAGTTGGCTCCGCCCAGATTCGGACGCCCTGGGCCTTGACTCGCTTACAAAACGATAAATCCTCGCCGTATTGTGGCAGAGGGGTAAAACATGTTTTGTATTGCTCCAAACAATTGTTGAGAATATCAACCTTTGTCAAAGCGCAAGCCAGGCCGCACCCTTCGACCTCAAACGTGTCGTTCGGGTATTCGTCGAGCGTCCACCGAGTCAAGTGGGACAAATCTATATCCTTGAACAAGCACGATAAAAACGGAGAACGTCGCCCATGTGCGATACCGCTTACGAACGATTTCCCGGTTTCAAGTAAGTCCTCGAAGATGTGATCCGTAAACACCATGTCCGAGTCGAGCCAGAGAACGTGAGTGTATTCGCCGTTCACAGCTTTGCAAGCCAGAACATCCCGAGCCATATAGATAAGCGTGCCGGCTTCTACAACGACCTTGTACGGCACCTTTTCCGCGTCGAGATGCTGGCACAATGCAATCAAGGACTGCATAAACACTACCGGAACCGTTTCCATCGTTGGTATCGCTATCATGAGTTTCATTTTTCTGTTGCCTTTCGTGTCGTCCGTTTTGGCGCCGCCGTTTCTTTCACTTCCGTTTTAAGGATTTCGGCAGCGCCTACGGAAAGAAGAAAAGCGGCTTGAGCCGGAGATACCTCAACGATATCCCCGGCTTCGTGATTGATTCGCGCTGCCTTTGTCAGCAGCAGCTTCATCAGGTGGTAGCCGCAGCGGGCTTTACGAGCTTGGCCAGCTTGCCCGGGCCGGTTACGTCGTGAGCAGCATAGATGCGGCCGACGACTTTAACCAGGTCGGCCTCGGCTTCGGACATCTCATCGTACTTGATGACGACGCCGTCGCCCTCAGGGAAGTTGACGGTCACGCCGGAAAGATCGCCGACGATAGCGTAAACACCGGTGCCGGAGGTCGCAGTCGCATAGCTGGGAAGAGCAGAGGTGTACACTCTGGGAAGACCCGCGAACGGATCGATAGCGAAGTTGCCGGCAGCCTGGGCCGCGAGGAATTCAACGTCGGTGAGGCGATTCATGACAACGCAGATGTTGCGAGCCTCATCGGAGAGATTGGCAACAGCGGTCGGGATTGCGGTTACGCTGGGAGCCGCGATAACGGCCGGAACGCCCACCTCGTCCTCATCGGAGCTGGTCGGGGAACCGACTATATCAGCTACAACGAGCTTGGAGAGCTTCTTAACGATCTGATAGGTCAGCTCGTCGTAGATGTAGCGGAGGAAAGCCTCGCCGCCCATCGCAACGGCCTCGTCGCTGATGCGGATCCACTTTTTGATATTGGCCGGGATCATGGTCACGATGCCGAGAGTAAGGGTTTCCTCGGTAACGGCCGTGGTGCCTTCGACGTGTTCATATGCCTCGGTAGCGGAACGCTCGAAAGCTATCTTGAGATTGCCGCGTATGAATACGCGGCGGACACGGGACAGAAGCTCGTCGCTCTCCCACGCGGTGTGGATGATGCTGTCTACGAATTCCGGTACCGGAAGGGCGCCGGATACGTTCTCGGTAAGAAGAGCGCGGCACTCGTCGGGACGGCCGGTCTTGATGTATTCAGCAAAGGCGTCGATATACTCCTTGCTATTGCGGATCTCGTTATTGGACATTTTGGTTTCCTCCTTAATTTCTGTTACGACCGTGCCGGCTCCAGCCGCTACGGCCTTTCTGATTTCTTCGCGCTGGACTTCGGCGGCCTTACGCGCCTCCAGCTCGTCTTTGATCGCCCTGACTTCGGCTTCGATAGCATCGAGGTCGGCATCGTCTGCATCAAGCAGTCCAGCCAGCTCGGCTTTACGGGCCTCCATCTGTTCGACCGTCATGTCTTTGATTTCCATCATTGGTCAAACCTCCATAAGGATTTTGATTTTGCGCTTACGGGCTTCTCGTTCGGCAACTGCGCGGCACTCCTCCGCTGCCTCTGCGATGACTCCCTCGCTAAAGGCACGGGCCGAGATTTCCGTAGCGTCATTCGCCGGAAGTGATACCGCCGACACGTCATACAGTTTCCGGATCGCCGTAATCGTGCGGAGGATTGTAATCATTCCGGTTTCGGTGTTGCGAGATTCCTCGCGTTTATCCTGATCGACAGTAAAGCCGAAGGACATCTTGGTAATGTATCCGCCCTTGATTTCCTCAAAGAGCTGGCGGCCTATTTCGGTACCGCCCAGGTCAGCCCGAACATTCAGTCCGTGGTCATCTGTATTAAGTTCGAGCGTGCCATTGCTGATGCGTGCGTAAACTTTTCCTTCGTGGTTGAATTGCATCAACACGTCGCTCATATCGGTGTTTTCAAACGCATTCCGGTCTATCTGTTCCACGACCGAATAGTCAGCGGTGCGAAACAGTTCATACGGCTGATTAAACGTGGTTGCGTAACCTTCGACGATATAGCTGCCTTCCTCTCCGTCTGTACGCATTTCGTTCAAATCAATCGACCGGTACTGTCTGCCCTCGTCAATTTTCTGCTGGATTGTCTTCGGAATCATCGGTATTCACTCCTTGTAACTTCTCGTCTGCCGAATAGTATTCTCCGCGTATCACCCGGGTATCGCCGCCTTCTACCGGCGGGAGCTGCCAGATTTCGCGCACATCGTTGATTGAAAGGATGCCACGGTCGAGCATCTGGGCCGATACGTTCAGCTTGTCGGCGTTCGTCATATACTGAAGCCGATTCGATGTAGCCATAACGAGATTGCCCTGACTCTGTTCGCGGAAAGTAAAAAGCATCTTTGTCATTACTTCACTAAACTGGACCGCGAACGGTTCTATAGCGCCTTCATAAAAAGCGGCCCAGGCGTCACCGTAGGCCTTGTTAGTCAGCACGTCCTCGTTTACGCCGAAATAGTCAAAAACCGACTTGTTAATGACGGACATCTGGTCCGCATCGACTACGAACGGTTTCGATTCGATTTGCTTGATGTTTGTGTAAGTGTTAGGAAACAGAAGAAGGCCGCCGCCTTGTGCTTCGCGGCTGAAATTCTCCTCCGTAAAACGGCGCCGTTCCTTGGCGATGTCCTCGGCCTTTGCAAAATTGGAAAGTTGCCCAATGAAGCGATAATGGGCCGCCGACTTGACGCCCTCCTGAATCCCCTGGTTTTGCATCTTTATCAGGTCCATCGTCGGCAGCAAAGCGTGATTTGTTTCGCCGAACATATCGCTCTTGTATTGGAACCGGGTCATGATGCCGCAGTAGTCCAGTTCCAGCGCGGCCTTTTCGCCCCAGCCGAACGTGTAGCGCAGATACGGTGTCTTGTCCTGTCCGTACTGGACAATTTCGCATTTAGTCGGCAACGGCGCGAACACTCCGCTCGGCTCGCCGTAGATGTCATAAACCGGAACGATAAACGCCGTATTATGAACATAAAGAATGGTCGCCAGTCTGTATAAAAACTGCGACCAAGTCTGCCACTCATTCGGGCCGTGTTTTAACTTGTTCTGTAGCGCCGGTTTTGCCGCGCCTTGAATCTGCACCGACAGCTTCGAGCAATGCCGAGCAATCGCGTCGATGCTTGCCCTCACCAGCTCGGATTCGTAAATGTTTCCGCCGAACGTGGAAAAATGCGGCTCATAGCCGTTCAGCATCTTCCACGGTCCTTCGTACCTCCCGGTCGGTTTCGGCGCCCGACCGAAGATTTTGTCAAACA